CTATGTCTTGTTCACTTGGATCATTTACTTCTCTATACTTGTAAACAATCCTAACCTCATCTCCTTCAACCAGTGGCATGGTTCCTACCCAAGAAAACTTTGTAACACCGTCTTCTGTATAAAAATCAAAATCAGTTTCATTTATTTCTTCCCATTCTATGTTCTGAGCCGACCTAAACCAGAATTCAAAGTTCGACGACTCTGCCGGAAATATGGGGTTTTTCTCTAAAGTAAACTCTCCATTTTCACCATCGAATACAAAAGACTCCTGCCAGGTTTTTGAAGAAATTACCTGCCATAGATGTGTGAATCCCTCTAATTTTGCTCCTATGTGTCCAAGGGCTTCTGACAAGCCTCCTTTGGTGCCTTTCTTTTTGTACAAAGGTACCGCTCTTTTAATTTGACCTCTCCATCTAGTTGGATCATCAGTTTTCAGTTTTAGGCCAAAATAATTAGATAGATAAGGAAGTAAAAACTCATGAAGCGAGTTAGCGTCCTGCAGATCGACTAGTTGATTCGCTAAGTCTTCTAAAGACTTAAACCCAGAAGCAATAGACTTATTAGTACGTGAAATAACGTCAGGCGATACATCGCCAGAAGATATTTGCGTTTTAAACATTTCGGGAAGATATCTGTCTAGCAAAGTTTCATATTTGTTTTCTTTTGTATAATGACTAGGCAAAGAAGTTGTTGTTTGCGTGTCGCTCTCAAGATAAAACCTTGTCTGGTTCGATAAAGAGTCCCCAGCAGGCAAAGGCTTCCAAGTCCAACAAATGAAGTAGTCGCCTTCTCTTGCTTTTTTCGGTTCCCATATATATTTGAACTTACATGTGTCTGTGTTTTCTATAATTGCATTGTCTGTGTCCGTTGATAACCAAGCTGGATAGTCATTTGTTCCTATCACTGCTATGGGCTCGGCTTCCCTAAAGTAAAACTCAGTTTGATATTTGTCATCTCCTACTTTTTCTTCGTATTTCCTTAAGTTGCCGCTCGAATAGTCTCTAGAAACAAAATAAATTGTTAGCCTGCTTACCTCGTAGGGATTAGACAACAGAGAACCTCCTGCATTTGGCGTTTCTAGCTCAAATACAATTTTGTCTGTTATAGTTGGGTTCTCGCTTGTTTTTTTTTCATTCATAGTTGAACTCAATGCTTATTATATCTGGTCTTATTATTTGTCTGTAATTAGTTACAACATAAGTACCACTGTTGTTGGGATCATCGGTAGAGAGCATAACCTCTATCCTTATTATTTCTTTTATATCATTAATAGCCTTGATTATATCAACGTCTTTTACGTTTTGATCATATTCCCAATTGTTTAATGAAAAGAATTTATTCACTCTATTTTCTACTTTTATCCTTATTTCGCTTTCAAACTTTCTATAAAATCTATCCATTATTACATCTATCGATACGTCAAGATTAATGATCTCTCCATTTTTTATACATACATGATCTGTGACCATTTTTAGCTCATCCATCCTCTGGTTTAGATCGTTCTTTAGCTCGTCAGAAGCTACTTTAAGTTTATCTGTTCCGTCTAAAGCCAAAACATAAAGGTCTATTATGTTCCCAGAGCAACCGTAGTTTCTTAGCACGGCATTAGATTTACCTATTTGTCCATGATAAGGAGTGGCAAATTGATCAGCTACAGTTTTGTAGTCTAAACCTGTGACTGCTCTATTCTGAACTCTTATCCATTTGGGAAGCTTATATCTGATGTCTTCTATTGTGTCTCCATCATATCCGTTGCTTCCTCGCGTGTAATTTGAAAAAGTTACTGGGACAGGGTACTCAACTCCAGCGGTGTTTATAATTGTTTGTTTTGTTACAGTATTACTTACAAGGTTTCCCACTGAACCGCCTCCTTGTCGATATACAACCCTAATTAAACTGCCTTGAGAAGGTATCAGTCCAGCTCGATTATTGCCGAATATAACAAAGGCCTGATAAGCCGAGTCAAATTCAACTCTATATTCTCGTCTTGGTTGAGAGTCTGTAAAGTATTCTACCCTTTCCCATTCTACGCCATCAACAAAAACCCTAATAGAATCGTATATTACAGGGCTATCAATTAATGTTAAAGTTTGTGATATTGTTCCACTGCTTACTGTCTCTCTTGTTCTAGTTCTGCCTTCTAATCCTATAACGCTAGCATTTGCAATGGCACCAGCAGGTATGATTATGTCCCTATCAAATATAGGAACATTTTTTGAATCAGCTGGATATAATTCTATGTATATTCTGGTGTCGCCCGCATTAACAGAAAGATCGAATGGAGCTGGTATCACTAGATCTGTTAATATTGGATTGTTTAAACTTGCTGTCCAAAGAGAAGAAGCAGCTATTGGTGGTTGTGGCTGAAAACCTACAAGTTTTGCTAGTCTAAATGCATTGTCTATTTCTGTTACTGTGTCTATGAAAACCTCATTGGCTATTTGATCTATTTTAAAGCTTAAAGTATCAGCTATAAAAGCCCAGTTTTCTATTAGCATTAAACCTAAAGACGACTCTACAAAATCTGTAAAATCAGCCGGAAATTTTTGTCTAATATAATCTATCAACCTGGTCTTCATGGACCAGAAGTCTTGGTTGGTATAGTTTAAATTAAATATATTTGGGGTTTTAATTGCGTTAGACTGTGCGTAAGGACTAACGTCAAAAGGGCAATTTTCAGTCATTTATACCTCCTGGTAAAGGCACTTCCAGTGTTAGCTCTTGAACGCTTTGTATCTCATTTGGATCAACAAAAATTATTCTTATGGCTAATAAGTGGTCGATTTGGCTTTTGTCATCTAATGGATTTAAAGCACCTTCATCGACTTTAGTTAGTACTTCTACCTGTTTTAATGCTATTCTTGGTTCCCACTGTTTAATTGAGTTAATTATTACATTTCTTGCCTCTGATATTAGCCTTGGATCGTTGGGCTCAAAAATAAGCTTTTTAAGGGGTGTTCCAAACCTCGGATTCATAACTCTTTCACCCGGATTGGTCAATAAAAGTATTAATAAATCTGATTTTATTTGATCGACGTCCTGTGACTGAGAAGAAAAGTATCCTCTTACTGTTTTTTGTACTGGATAAGGGAAACCTAAAAATTTAGCCATACTATCTCCTAACACTTAGCAAAAGGTTTAAACATAAATATTGATACCGGACTTCCATTGCATGAGCTAGCAATAACTCTATTGCTTAAGCACACACATCCTTTGCATATGTCATAGACCAAAATAGGTGCCGGGCACGGGCCAAATCCGCTATCATCCCCCGGAGCGGGACACTCGTTTCCAGCCAATAAAAAGATGTACTCTTTAGCAAGGAATAGATGGCTTTTTTCTGTCACATTAAGATATACATCTTTTGTATACACTAGTTTAAGTTTAGATATTATTTCAATCATATTAGAAGGCCTGCTGCAGCCACCTATGTCTCCCACCACAGTTATATGATCGTCTGTTGTAAGCACGACATAATTACCAGCTACTCTTAAAAAGACTAGACCAGGTCCACTGGGTGCTTCTTGATATCTGTGTATATGAGGACCTCTGCAGTTGTCTTTGTGTGGACAGAATATTTGGATGTATTGCTGCTGAGTAGACTTTTGATCGAAGTCATCACCAAAATGCATTTCTAATCCATAACCTGTTCTTATTCTTACAAAAGCTTTGTTTGCATTTGGTATTGGTATGCCACCATCTTTTTTACAAGGGCTGCATTGCTTGTTGGTATTGTCTACCATGTCTATGGTGTGATTGCTGGTAGACTGTAGATGAATACCTCTTTTTTCACCCGCTTCGCATTCCGGCACTGTGTGATCATTCAATTCTATCTTATTACCAGTGGCAGTTAGTATTCTTATGAAGTTAGTATCTTCTCTTACGCAAGGTTTACAGTCTAACTCTACGTCGCTCATTTCTATTCTATGGCCTGTCGCAGACTGCCAATAAGTTCTACCTTCATAAAGATTTGTACAACCAAAGTCGAACTCTCTTTCCCATATTGGATCTCCAAAAGGCTCTGCAACTGAGTCGTCCATTACAAACGTGTGTCCGGACATAGACATAAATTGGATGCCTGACTGAGGAAGGTCTACGGTGGGATTTTGTGGAGTATTTGGTCCTCTGTAGGGCCTGCATTCTTGTCTATGCTTGAAGTATGGATTAGATCCAACTTGAGATTTCTTGTACGTAGATCCTTCTGCACTAGTGGATGGATGCCCTCCTATTATTTTATCATTGCTTTTTGTGCCACATGGACCACCCTTGTCGCATGATGTATTTTCTTTTTTTGTTCCTTCTTTGGGAGTTATATCCTTAGCGTTGGCAACCTGCTCCGCAGTTGGATTCGGCACGCCTGTGTCTGATCCTGCTGCAACACCTTCCACGCAGCTTGTGTCTCCATAACTTACTGTTCCTCCGCACTGAGGATTTGCCCATTGACCGGCATAATGCAAATGATCATCTTTTAGCATTATCCAATTACCGCAACTCGACATTATTTCAAATCTTTTCCACTTTCTGTTACATTTGGGGTCTCCGTCTACCATTTTAATGGTGTGCTTTTCTGGTGTTCGGAAACCATATATGTTTGGATAGGTTATTAGCTTTTGAGCCTCAGGCTTTTCTGCAAAGTCAACAACTGTGTTTAAGTCATAACCGTTATAGTTTTCTGTGTTCCATGGCGGAAAGACCTGCGAACCATCATCAGGACCCACCATGTAGCCTTTTCTATGCCCCTCAGAAACTTTATAGTATTCTTCTATGTTGATGCCCCAATTGTGGTTTCCGTCTGGGCCTCTGTTTCTGTGCCAAGCTGTTCCTATGTAATATGCTGATTGTCTGTTTCCATTTTCAAATACTATGCACAAAGTGCTCCCTGCTGGCGGCACCCATGTTAAGCCGCAATCATCAAAACCTCCCATCGATGAAACAGGAAAGGCCCAAGGATATTCTTTTATTGGCCTCTTTGGGTCATGGAATATTGGACAATACCATCTAACTCTGTTTTGCTTCCATATGTCTAT